ACACCTTATGTGGATGAAAGTATATGATTATTAAAGGTTTAAATTTTCTATTTTCAACACCAGTTTTAAAATCATCTATCGGTGAAAATACTGGAGTTGTTCAACATTTATTAACAAAGTATGATGACGCAAATAAGAAGTCTGCTAATGTAAGTGGTGATAACATTTTAGATGACCCATTTTTAAGGACTTTTAGAGATGAAAATGTGTTACCTATCTTTAGAGCTTATTGTAGTCCATATTTAGAGTTATATGAAAGAGATTATGATTTAAGAGGGTGGTTGACAGGTTATGGTACAAACTATGCTATGCCTAAACACAATCATTCTGGTAGTCATATAAGTGCTGTGTTTTATTTGCTATGCGAGAACAATCACGGTGGTGATATTGTATTACACGACCCTCGTACAAATGCAAACCGAGGATATTTACCTGAATTTAATAAAATGTTTGAACCGTTAAGATTTTCTCCACAAACAGGTGATGTTTTAATGTTTCCTAGCTTTCTATATCATAATGTAGAAACATTTAAAGGTAAAATAAGATTAGCAATGCCAGTTGATTTGACAATATACAAATGAAACCTATAACAGTATCAATTAATCCTAGTTACTTTTGCAATTTTAGTTGTGACTTTTGTTACTTAACACCAGAACAGTTAAGAGACCAAAAGAGAATTAGTTTAGTCGAGTTAGATAAAAGACTTGACGAAATATCCAACAAAAGAGAAATTGATTGGATAGACTTGTACGGGGGAGAAATAGGCGCCTTAAAGAAAGATTACTTTTATGGTATGAGAGATGTGATGAGAAAATATTATGGTGGGAAAATAAATATCATTACTAACTTCTCAATGCTACACGAAGGATTTTTTGAAAATGACTTTTACTTATCAGTAAGTTATGACTTTGAGGCAAGGGAGAAATCTGATAAAGTTTATCAGAATATGTTAAGAAGTGAGGTGCCTATTGCCGTATTAATACTTGCAAGTCAACAAGTAATAACTAAAAATGTAGATGAAATGATTACCATGTTAAATGCTTGTTCAAGTATTGAGAGTGTTGAGATAAAACCATATTCAACTAATCAAGCAAATCAACAAGGTGTAACACATAAAGATTTTGAAGAGTTTGTTAAAAAATGGATAGACAGCCCTATAAAAAAGAAATTTGATTTTATTAATGAAGGCAAAATCATTATGAGTTTAAGAGGTGAGTATAATGCCTTTTCTGATAATCACATATATATTACTCCTAATGGTAAGTATGCAGTATTAGAATTTGACTTAAATGATAATGAATATTTTAAAGAGTTAGAAACTTTTGAAGATTACTTAGAATGGTCTGAACAAGAACCTATAAAAAATATTTCTAATATTTGTCGTAAATGTCCATATTACGGACAGTGTTTAACAGAACATTACAGATATGTTACAGACTTGACATATTCTTGTAATGGCTATAAAGGACTACTAGATTGGTATGATGAAAGACTGGAAAATAAAGCAAGAATTGTATCATAGATTAAATGTTGTACACGAAGACGACCTGTCTAAAGTAAACATAGAAAAGTCAGATGACATTATTGACAATGCTATTAGATACTTCAACGAGAGAGATGTTGGTTGGATATATCCAGCTAAAAGTTATGCAGTTGCTATCTGTTATGCGTGGTGGTTAGCACAAGACTTTGGTGAGGATTTTGTAGAATTATTAGATGACAAAGACTTACTATATGGTAACGACCCATACTTTAGGCCGTATAGTACCCAAAAAGAGATTTATAATGCAATAACAGACAAGGTATTGCCTATAGATGAAAATAAAGGCATGGTACCTGATATAAAAAAGTGGTACAAGGCTGAATTTATGTTATAAATATAACCATAGGAGATGAGTTTATGATTAAGATTGATGGTAAACAATATGATGAAACACAGTTTAGTCCTGAATTGCAAAATTACTTAACGCTAAGACAGGAAATTCAAATTGGTAGGACTAGACATATTGCAGAAATTGAAAAGATTGATGTTTTGACAGAGCACTACAATAAGAAAATCGTAGAGTTGATAAAAAAAGAGAAACCAGAGGAAATAAAAGAAGAAAATGGCAGCGATAGCTAACCTTTCAATTGACCAAGGTGCAACATTTAGTTCAGATGTTACAATCAAAGACGCCAATAACGCATTATTTGATTTAACTGGTTACACAGCCAGAGCTAAAATGGCCTTAGGTTATTCTTCAACTCGTACAAGAGTTACTATTACAGCAACAGTTAATGCTGACCCTACAACAGGTATAGTTACTCTTTCTCTCACTGATACCCAAACGGCTGGTTTAGAAGCCCCCGCTAGGTATGTCTATGATTTAGAAGTAGTTGCTTCTAGTGGTTCTGTAACAAGGGTTATTGAAGGCATTATTAATGTCAGACCTAATGTTACTACATAATTAAACTCATTTTTCTTATAAATATACAAGAGGAGAGTTATTAGTGCCAGATATTACTGCTAAAATTAATGTCAATACAAGTCAAGGTCCACAGAATGTATCGGTAACACTACCGAGCGCTCAAGCGGCCGCTAACTCTTCTTTGCAATTAAAATTATTAGGTGATGTTGATACAACTAATTTAGAAGATGGTGCATTATTACAATATAGAGCGAGTGACAGTAAGTTTGTTGCTCGAACAGAAATCGTAACAACAACAGGAACCTTAGTGTTCAATTGTGGGAGTTTTTAAGTTAGATGGCAACAGTAATTCAAATTAAAAGAAGTTCGGCAACCACAGCGCCAGCAACATTACAACAAGGTGAATTAGCTTATACTTATGGAAGTGGTATACAAGGAAATGGTGGCGATAGGTTATACATTGGTACTGGTGCCGTAGATAGTAACGGTAACGCAAGTTCGATTGATATAATCGGTGGTAAATATTTTGCAGACTTAACAGACCATGTACACGGTACATTAACTGCTAGTTCAGCTGTACTTGTAGATAGTAACAAAGCAATAGATGAATTCATCATTGGTAATTCTACAACAACTGGCGGTACAATTAAATTCAACGAAGGCACAAATAACGGTTCAAACTTTGTTGCCTTAAAAGCTGCTGACACTTTAGCAGGAAACACAACATACACATTACCGTCCGCTTACGGTACAAATGGGCAATTCTTAAAAACAGATGCTTCAGGTATTTTAAGTTGGGACACAGTTAATCAGTTTATTAATTTAGCTGGTGACACAGGTACAGACCAATACAATACTGCTGAAACTTTAACATTTACTGGCGGTCAATCAATTACAACTGAAGTACAGAATAACGAAATTATTGTTTCTGTAACTGCTCAATCTATTGATACAGGACAATTGACAGATGCTGGTGTTACAAATGCTAAGATAGCAAACCCACAAGTTTTATTAGGTGCTCAAACACTTACTTTAGGTGCAGCTGCTACTACAGATATTTCAGGATTAACTTCTTTAGTTGTTGATGACATTACAATTAATGGTTCAACAGTTGCAACAACAGCTTCAAACACAGACATTACTTTATCTCCACACGGAACAGGTACAGTTGTTGTTCCAAGTGGTTATGAATTAAGAGCAGGTTTCACAGCAGACAGTTTAGTTAACAAACAATATGTTGATGCAATTGCTGAGGGTTTACATGTTCACGCTTCAGTTATGGCTGCTACCACACAAACCTTGGCACTTGAAAGTGGTGACACAGTAACTTATTCAAATGGTAGTTCAGGTGTTGGTGCAACTTTAACTTTATCTACAGGTATTTCTACATTAGATGGATACACACTTGTAAATGGTGACAGACTTTTAATTAAGAACGAAACTAACACAGCACATAACGGTATTTACATAAGAACATCTGCTACTGTACTTACAAGAGCAACAGACTTTGATACAACTGCCGAAATTGCTTCAGGTGACTTCTTATTTGTAACTAACGGTACTGTAAACGGCAGTAATGGTTTTGTTCAAACAGAAATTACAACTACTATTGGTACAAGTCCAATTCTATTCGAACAGTTTTCAGGTGCTGGACAAATTACAGCTGGTAACGGTTTAAGTAAATCAGGTAATATCTTAGATGTAAATGTTGACGGTTCGTCAATTGAAATTGTTGCTGATGCTCTACAAGTTAAAGCATTAGGTATTACAAATGCTATGTTAGCAGGTTCAATTGCAACATCTAAATTATCAAATCCAGTCTTGTACTTTACAGACGAAAGTTCAACACAAGGTCAAGTTTCACTAGAAGGAACATTAGAGTTTCTTGCTGGCGAAGGTATTAACACAACAGTTTCAGGAAGTACATTGACAATTGCTGGAGAATTAGCATCTACATCAAATGTCGGTGTTGCTTCATTTGCAGCTGCTAACTTTGCAGTTAGTGGTGGCGGCGAAGTAACAGTTGTACAGATTGATGGAGGTACATATTAATGTGGAATGCAATTAAAAAGTTTTTTATTTCTGGAGCACCGGCAATTAAAAAAACACCTACTATTGATGTCAAAGGCTTAGAAAAGAAAACAAAAGCAGAATTAGAAAAACTTGGTAGAAAAGTTGGTATTGAATTAGATAGAAGACTAACTAAAGACAAGTTAATAAAACAGATTAAGAAACAAGTTAAATAATGTCAACAGTAATACTACCAAAAAGGTCAGAAACAGCATTAGCTATACCATCAGCAGGTTCTTTATCTGTTGGTGAATTGGCAATGAATATTACAGACGGTAAGTTCTATACAAAAACTTCCGGCGGTACTGTAAAAGAAATTGGTGGTGCTGGTGCCGTAACATTACAAGATGTTACCACTTCAGGTGCAACAACAAACAATGATATTATTTTAGATGGTGCAGACATT